ATCAAAGACATTTATTGGTGGTCTTATTTCTGGTGAAGGTTCAGCAGAATTAATTTATGACAATGCTGGTAACTCTGACTACTTAGCTTTTGTTGAAGATATATTAACAACTGGTGATGCTGGTGACGCATTATTTGAATTGTTCCCTGATAGTTCAGCTAGTTCTAAAAAGTTAGCTTTTTCTGGAATAATTACAAGTGCTGAGTATGGTGCAACACTAGGAGAAACTCAGTTGGTAAACATTTCATTCCAAACAACAGGTTCAATAACCTCTGACATATAGTAAATTTCATCTAACAACCCCAAAGTTATGGCAGAAAAGAAAACTCTTGATCTTTTAAAGAACGCTTTTGATCTTAGTAAAAGACGGAAATTTGACGTTAAAGATAACGAAGGCAATGTTGTAGTCAGTTTGTATTTTAAAGCTATTACAAGGGCAGACAGAGCGAGAGCAACGCAAAGAGCAGGGAGTGATGACCCCATGATAATTTCAACACATATGCTTTGTCAGTTAGCAGAAAATGAAGATGGAACTAAAGCTTTTCATCCAGCAGATTTTGCTAATTTACAAAATGAATTACCAGAAAAAGTTTTAAATGAAATTGAATTATTTTTATTTGGTTTAAATCAAAACGCAACTATTGAAAACGCAAAGGAATCTTAAAGGGGGACAACTGGTTATATTTTGAGTTTTTCCTTGCAACAGAATTAGGTAAAACAGTAAGTGAACTTAGGACACAACTTACAGAAGAGGAATTGATATTTTTTGCTGGTTATTATGAATTAAAACGTGAAAGAGAAAAAAAAGAACTAGATGCAATCAAACGCAAATCAAAGTATAGTTAAAGGAGTTATTGTTTAGTTGTGGCAGTTTCAAACGTTGAATTAAGAGTTGGAGCCACTCAAGCAATTACAGCCTTAAAGAATGTAAATACTCAGGCACAAAAATTTAATCAAACTGTCAATGGTACAAATAGTAAGTTAAAAGATGCTAATAAAGCTTTGCCAATGCTTTCTAAAGGTTTTTTTGGTGCTGGTGCTGGTGCAAAAGGGGCGGCTCTAGGTTTTAGAACTGCTGGGGTGGCATTGGCAACAGCTTTAGGGCCACTTACTGCTGGACTAACATTAGTAGCCGCTTTAACCAAAACATTTGGAAATCTAGCCGCCCAAGATTTTGCAAACGCAAAAGTAAGAGCTTTAGGAGTTGATGCAGAAAACCTCACTCCAGCACTTGCTTCATTATCGAATGAATTAAGTGGTCAGGTATCTAAACTTGATCTGTTAGCTGCTTCGTATGATCTTGCCTCTGCAGGTTTTGGAGAAGTTGCAGAGCTTACAGATGTTTTAAAAGCATCACAATTAGGTGCTAGTGGTGGATTTTCTGACCTAGCTACAGTAGCTGATGCAACTACATCTGTTTTAAATTCTTATGGATTAGAGGCAGATAAGGCTGGAAAAATAGTAGATGGATTTATACAAACACAGAATGATGGACGTATAGTAGTAGATCAATATGCACAACAAATAGGTCGCATTGCACCTATAGCGGCTGCTTCAGGTGTATCTATTGATGAACTAAATGCTGCTATTGCTGCTGTTACTGCAACTGGTGTACCTGTCGAATCAACTTTCGCTGGATTAAGACAAGTTATTTCTGCGATTATCAAACCAACTGGTGAAGCGGCCAAAACAGCAGAAAAGTTAGGAATTGATTTTAGTGCCGCAGCTTTACAATCAAAAGGGCTTTCTGGAGTACTAGCTGAAATAGTAGAAAAATCTGGAGGAAGTTCTGAAGAGATTGCAAAATTATTTGGAAGTGTTGAAGCTTTGACGGCAATACAACCTTTGTTAAATGATGAATTAGTTAAATTTAATGAAGCTTTAGCAAACCAAGCTAATGCACAAGGTGAAGCGGCTAAAGCATCTTTTATTGCATCAAATACTATTCAAGGGCAACTAACAAGATTAGGCTCTGCATTTACAAACCTGACTACTGAAGGCTCTGAGTTTGGAATTGTAATAAGAGAAGTTTTAAAAGTAGCTGCTGTTACTGTTGAAGCTTTGAAAAGTGCTTTTGAAATTACTCTTGCACCGATACGTTTGATAGTAGGAGTTGTAAAACAGATCGGGACTGTTATAGGTCAAGCGTTAGGAATAGAGGCAACAAATGTTTTATTTAATTTAGAACAAGGGTGGATAAATATTAAAGAAGCAATAACACAAGTAGTTGGAGAGGCAGAGTTTATTGGTAGAGTCATAGGTGGTGTTATATCAGTCACAATTAAAAATGTAATTCAATTACAAAAAAGCATAATACAGGCATTTACTACAGCAGCACAGCCAATTATTAATTTTTTTAGTGGCATAAGAAAATCAGTATTACAAACAGCTTTAAATTTAGTAAAAGCTTTTAAAAATGCTTTCCAACAAGTAATTGATCTTATTCCACAACCTTTAAAAGATTTATTAGGTGGGCTTGAATTGCCAGAGATCAATCTTGATATTAAACTGCCAGAGTTTGAAGATGTTTTTACTGGTGTCGGAGAAAAAATAACAGAAATTAAAGATGCTGTTATTGAATACTCTGAAGTTGAAAGAGTTGTTACAGAAGAAAATAATAAACAATTAGATGCAAAAAACAATATTGTTGCCACTAATCGACAAATAAAAACAGGTGTTGATGAACTATCAGAATCAGAAAAACAAGCAACAGAAGAGGCTGAAAAACTACAAGAAACTTTTGAGAAAATAGGTGAGTCTGTAAAAAACGACTTGGTATCTAATCTTAGAGAGGCGATTAAAGGTTCTCAGTCTTTTGGACAAGCTATTAATAAAGTTCTTGATAAGATGAAAGATAAATTATTAGATATGGCTTTAAATGAAGCAATATCTGGTCTTGGTGGGATGTTTGGTGGTAATAACAAAGGTGGTTTCCTTGGTGGTTTAATAGGAGGTCTGTTTGCAGATGGAGGTAGGCCACCAGTTGGAAAAGCTTCTATTGTAGGAGAAAGAGGCCCAGAATTATTTGTCCCCTCTACTGCTGGAACAATAATTCCTAATAACAAACTTGGAGGAGGTGATAGTATTACAAACATTGTTAATGTGTCAGTAGATGCTTCTGGAAGCTCAGTTGAAGGCGATGGTGCAACATCACAGCAACTTGGTCAAACAATAGCTCTTGTAGTGCAAGAGACTCTTGTAAAAGAAAAACGTAATGGAGGTTTATTAGCATAGTGGCAACCTTTCCCTCAATCACTCCAGCCTACGGAGAAACACAAACTATCGAACAAGATAATATTGTCGTAAAACTTGGTGATGGATATGAACAGAGATTAGTAAGAGGACTTGCATCAAATAAAAGATACCATCAAGTAAGTTTGGTTTTTAATATTTCACAGTCTGATGCAGATACTATTAATACTTTTCTCAATGCACGTTTTGATGATCAAGATGCTTTCCAGTACACAATAGGAGGAGAAAGTTCTGCAAGAAATTTTGTTTGTATTAGCAGAAATAGTTCAATCCCTGTAAATGCAAGAGTAACGATGAATTTAACTTTTAAAGAAGTATTTGAACCCTGATGGCTATACCACATTCTGAATTACAAAAAATTAATCCAAATTCAATTATTGAACTTTTTGAACTAGAACTTGTTGAGGGTTTGCATTATGCAACAGGCAATCCATCTAATGTTCCTATCATTTACAGATTTCATTCTGGAACTAATATTGATAGTTATGCCAATATTGTTTGGCAATCAAATACTTATGAAAGATTTCCAGTTGAAGCAAAGGGTTATGAATATACTGGCAAAGGACAAATACCAAGACCTCAACTAATAATGAGTAATTTAGGAGGTATCACAAGATTAGGGTCTGTAATTCGAGTAACGGATCTATTAGCCTCAGTAAATTTAGTAACCCCTCATAATGATTTGTTAGATGCCAAACTTACAAGAAGAACTTTAACTGCTGATGCTTTAGATGCTTCTAATTTTAGTGGAGGCACTAATCCTTTTGGTACACCAAGTTCAAATGAATTTCCAAAAGAAATACATTTTATAGATAGAAAAATATCAGAAAGTAGAGATAGTGTACAGTTTGAGCTAGTTAACAGACTTGATATGCAAAATAAAAGAATCCCAGCAAGACAAGTGACAAGAAAAGATTTTGAAGGTGTAGGAACTTTTGTAAATTAATGAATGAATACTGTAAAAAACAAGCTATTGCTCATGCAAAAGAAGAGCAACCGAATGAATCTTGTGGTTTATTTTTAAAAACAGAACAAGGGTTTGAATATTTTAAATGTCAAAATGTTGCACATGAATTTGAAACAGATACTTTTGTTATAAATCCTTTTGATTATGCAGAGGGAGAAGACAAGGGAGAAGTTGTTGGAATAGTCCATAGTCATCCAAATAACGTATTGCAATTTTCAGAACCAGATGTATCTAGTTGTAATGCAATTCAAATAGCTTTTTATTTAGTTTGCCCAGACTTAGATAAAATGATTGTAATAACACCCAAAGATGATGCTTAAAAAAATAAAAATTTACGGTGTTTTAAGAAAATATACAGGTCAATCTGAATTTATGGCTGATATAAATTCACCTCATCAAGCTTTTAGTTTTTTATTTTGTAACTTTAAGGGTCTTGAGGAGAAGATGGCAAAACAAATGTATTGTGTTCAAGTTGGAGATAAAAAAATAACACAAGATGCAATTCATATGCAGACTGATCAAGATATAAAAATTATTCCGATTGTTCATGGTAATATTTTTGGACTTATTATTGGATTAGGTCTTAAGTATGTTGCAAAAAAATATATTGGAAATGTAATTCTTAAATATGTAATTACTTATGTTGCTACCAATTTAATAATACAAGGAGTTAATAATTTACTTTCACCGCAAGAAGAACCACAAAATCAACAATCAAGACAAGACCCACTTGATCCAGCAGCTTTATCTTCTAATTATTCATTTACAGGACTGACAAATATTAGCCAAGCTGGTATTCCTGTTAATGTAGCATATGGTGAAATTATGGTCGGCTCTATAGTGGTATCAAATGGTATTGATACAGTTCAAGTGGAGGGTACAAACTAATGTCTATAAAAGAATTTGATCAGAGTACAACCTTTTCAAACCCTGATTTGCCTAGTGGAGCATTATCTTCAAAGCAATTTAATACAATAGTAGAGCTACTTTCTGAGGGAGAAATAGAGGGAAGTGCAACAGCATCAAAAAATGGCATCACAGATAAAACTTCAACAGCATATATTAATAGTTTTAAAAAAGATATTTTTCTAAATAAAACACCAATTTTGCAGTCGGCTGCAAGTGTTACAGCACCAAATGATAGTGATTTTAATTTTAAAGATGTTGGTTTTGAGTTTAGAGAAGGAACAGCAAATCAAACTTTTATTTCTGGTATTAAAAATATTGAAACAGAAATTGGCATTGGAACAGTTGTAACCACAGAAAATCCTGTTACACACACAGTCAGTCAGTCAACAATAAACGCTGTAAGAGTAACAATACAATTTCCATCAATGCAAAAATTTAATGATCAAGGAGGTGTTGATGGTACAGAGGTTCAATTAAGAATAAAAACAATTGAGAATGATGGAACAACTACAACAGCAGTTGATGACACAGTTAAAGGACGATCAACAAATGTTTATAACAGAGATTATCTAATAAATTTAAAATCAGGTTCTAGTTTTCCTGTACAGATAAGAGTTGAAAGAGTAACAGCAGACAGCACAGATTCAAAAGTTGTAAACGCATTTAGATTTTCTAGTGCAACAAATATAATAATGACTCAAAATGCCTATCCGAATACTGCTCATGTCGGTTTACGATTTAGTGCTGAGAAATTTCCAAGAATCC